ACATGTAGCATGAACAACGGGGTTTTGGTGCCAACCCCTTAAAATGATGATTTCATCATGGAATAGCGAGTTGCGAAATTTGCGATTTCCGAGCATCTGTTTATAAAATTGATGTAACACACGCTGATATAGTTGCAATGAATGATGCAGCAAGTCAATGTCAATCTCTGTGTGCAAGTATTGCTGGTTGTAAATTTGCGTCTTATGGATTTGAGCCGGCATCGGCAGTTCCTGCAACCACCGATTGGTTTTGCAAGACATACGCATTGAATGCATGTACCGATCCTCTCAATCTGTGGTGGAGACCTGCTCCTCCCGCAGTAACACCTCCAATAACACCTATTACTGTTGTTAATGTTGCGGGAACACCTGGGGGATGCCGTGTAACTGACACAATTCCAACAACAACTCCAACACTTACCGCAACATCCCAGAAAATTAGCCCTTCCCCAATTACATTCACACCCTCACTTCCTTACCTTACAGTTGGTGCAGTACCAGGTGTTGTAGCTTCAATTAGATGTGATGCAGTTCTTGGTGCCTTGACCCCAGGGTGGCCAACATTTGGTACAACATGGGTGTAAAATTAAAATTTGAAAAGGTACTTAGGGACTTATTTTTATACTATTGTAACAATGATTATTACAATTGAAGGAGGGATCGGGGCTGGGAAAAGTACATTACTTGAAATGTGCAAGGATTTGAAACTACGAGTACCACATGTAGTTATTTTTGAAAGTGTGTCTGACTGGACGTCATTGAAAGATAGTAAGAATCAAAGTATATTCGATTTGTTCTATCAAGATAAGAAGCGTTTTGCATACGTTTTTCAAACTTATGTCCTATTTTCCCGCGTTGAAACCCTTTTAGACGAAATATCAAAAACCCCTGGGAAAATCCTGATATGTGAAAGAAGTTTCATGACTGATTTTGAAATATTCGGCAAGACATTGTATGAAAGTGGTGATATTACAGAAATTGAATGGTCAGTTTATGTGAGATGGCATAGTATAGTGCGAAGGTTGTTCAACAAACCAATTTCAGGTCAGATTTATATCAGGACAACGCCTGAAGTCTGTCATGAAAGAATTGAAAAGAGAAATCGTCAAAGTGAGAACCTCATTGATATGGAATATCTTGATAATCTACACAAGAAACATGAAGAATGGCTTCTGAATCCCGATTACAATGATATACCTACTCTCGTGATTGATGGGAATAAAGATACATCAGAAATGGTAGATGATCTTGCAAATATAGAGACTTTTATAAATAAATTACATTCTACGTTTTCAGCTTGACACTTGATTGATTGATCCCTAAAGGGTTTAGGGGTTGATTAAGATATGCATTGGTACCGCTTGCATGACAGTTGTGTAGCAGGTGTATAGAAAAAAATTGATTTTTTTAACAGCAATTACTTCAGATCGAAAATGAGTTCAACATTTGAAGAATACATTCATAAAATTCAGCAAAATATTACAAAGATTCTTTCCCGCCCATGCCAAACTGCTTTAGCCAATGATATATTAGATAGTGACGATGATAGGGCGAGTTTATCAATTTGTCTTCGAATGAAGCAGTTGCAAATGAAGTACGGAGAAATCTGGCAAATGGTAATAGGGGAATACGAAGGCTTTACTAATTTGGGTGTTGGGCATGAGTCTGGTTTAGATGTCTTGTCAATTAAAAACAAAATGATATTCGAAATTAAAAATCATCACAATACCGACAATGCCTCTTCTAGAAAATCCAATCTTGACAAACTCATAAAATATAAAAGAAACAATCCTGGTTTCCGCGGTGTATATGGAATTGTAAATGATAGAATTCCTAATGGAATATGCAAGAAACTGTTTCATGATGATGAAGAAATAGAATATTATTCTGGAGATAAACTTTTCACGCTTGTATTTGGTGATCGTAAAGATGATGTAATAACGGTTGTCAAAAAAGCAGTTCAAGATTACAAGCGGACACTAATCTATACCCCGCCAATCTGAATTTGTGACACCCAAAGCAAATGTATATAGACATGTAGCTTGCATTCCACCTACTCAGAGTTTGAAACGTGTCCTTCATTGGAAAATAACACCTTTATCAACTCATCACCAATATGTTTTGCAAGCTCTACAGGAACGGCATTGCCGATTTGTTTGTATTGTGAGGCCATGCTACCAATAAATTCATAATCATCAGGGAATGTTTGAATTCGAGCATATTCCCGAATTGTCAAGGGTCGCTCTTCCAATGGATGACATCGTTCAGTTTGTTTTTGAGAAGGACTGCATAAAAGCGTTAGGGAGGGTTTTTCCAAAGAAAGTCTATAAAGGATACCTCTTTTCCCTCCTCCTGATTCATAGCTTTTACCTAGATATCCTCTTTGAAGGGTCTCAGGAAGATTTACCCAACATCCACCTTGTGGAATTTGTTTAAAAAGGCTTATTTTTTCTTCATTATATTTTGCACCCAACGAATAAGGAACATCTTGTAATACAGTATTTAAGAGCTTCATTTTCTCACTTTCTTTAGGAAACGTGAATTTTTTGTTAAGATCTTTTCTTACTCCAACAATAAATATCCTCTCCCTCTTTTGTGGTACGTCAAAATATGCTGCATTAAGAACTTTATGGGAAATTGTATACTTATTCTCTTTATTCAGTTCAAGCAAAATAGCATCTAAGGTTTTGCCTTTATCATGTGTAGTTAGTCCCTTCACATTTTCAATCATGAATAATTTGGGTTCAAGGGTATGGATCATCTCTGCAAATTTCATCATTAGCTCTCCTCGTGGATCATCAAGTCCTTTTCTTTGTCCCGCTTGGGAGAATGACTGGCACGGAACTCCTCCTGTCAAGAGATCAACTTTATTTTTATAGTCTTTAAGGTCGAGTTTGTCCATTGAACAGCAAATAACCTTTATACCTTCATGGTTTCTTTTTAACGTTTCACAACAGTCTTTATTATTATCATTTAAAAGTACTGGTGTAAATCCAGATTTAATTAAACCAGAGCTTAAACCACCTGCACCTGCACATACCTCTATAAATGTGTGCATATTTATATCAGTAATAGAAATAAGAACATTTCAAATTTTTAAGTGATGTAAATTGAACGGTCAATTCAAAACTGCATTCCTACTATATACTCCGCCAATCTGGGTTTTTATATGTGTTTTATAAATAAATTACATTCTACTTTTTCAGCTTGACACCAAGAGCCTTTGAAAGTTTTTGAATAATGGCATTATTGGGAATTGCCTTTCCGTTTTCATACTCTTGTATTGTCTTGGGTAGTTCATTAACTTTTTTAGCTAATTCAGCCTGTGTTAATTTGGCATTCACGCGACCATTTATAATTTGCTGCCGTAGGCTGGTAGAAACCCTTTCAATGTGCATATCTTCATCATTTTCAAGTTTAGTTGCACTTATTTCTTGAGTTTGATTTGAATTTTTCCCAGCCTTTGGTTTTAATTGCGTTTGCTTTGGTATATCTTCAGGAGTTCGCTTGTGAAATTTTACTATTTCCCAATCTTGTCCACTATACATATTTGAATGATAAAGTCTATCTTTAAATATCTTTATATTATAATACTTCATGTTTCTCTCAGCTTGCTTTGGTAGAAACACAGAAAAGAAACATAATACGATAAATACGAATAAACAAATTCCTGCTGTTGCATTACAGAGTGATATTGTATATTTCAAATTTCTCAATGCGGAGACGTACGAACTTGATGTCAGCAAAATACAAATATGGGTGTTTAATAAAAGTTTGCATTGTGTGCATGGTTCTGACAATGAACTCCAAGCACAGAACTATCTTCAAAAGCACATTGATGACATACACTTGAAAGAAGATATATTTAAAAATTTCAAAGATATTCATTCTCTAGCATTAAACGGTATTGAAACAAAACGAACCGTTATGATCAATAACTCATTGGTATATATAGAAGGCAAAGCTTTGTATTATAACGAAGACATTAAAGATATATATGCAAGTATGGTATTGTATTTACCATATAGAATTGTTCCTGCTGCTCCTCGTTCTTCTTCATATGAACGAACATTATTGTATACAGAACACAACTCTATAAAGCAAGGTGCAACAAAAAGAAGAAATTCAAATTCTGAAAAAGATCTGAAGATGGAACACGATTTGATGGAGTGTGATCTGACTCCATATATGACACGTGGAAATCAATAAATTGATGAATGTCGTTTCCAAGGAAATGATGACGGAATTTGAGACATACTCAAAAGCATTGGTATGATTTCGTTATCAAAATCAGACAACATTTTCAGTGGACATAAATAAAGATGTTTGTTGTTTCCTTTAAATAATCCAAATATCCATTCTTCTTGATGAAATGCCAATTTATATCCCCGTCTAAGGTGTTGCTTTATTTTTACATGGAAAAGAAAAACAAGGGGGCTACATACTATATTAATGTTACTAAAACACCATTTTAAACTTTTCCATTCTGACTCATCAAATACCTTGTTTCTTAAATGATCTAATTCTACACTCCCTAAACAGTCCATATTCTCATAGAATGTTTGATTGACTGGTGCCATGTCTATTATGTTGAGGCGTCTAAACGAATAAGGATATATATTTTTCCAGAATACATTATTACATTTAGTACTAATGAACATATGTATTATCAATATATTTTAAACTTTGACTTTTTCAGGTTTGGATATAATGTGTTGGGTGTCTTTTCATCGTACAACCACAAATTTTGAAGATTAGGAAGTTTTGCTATTTCGTCTGGAAGGTTAACAAGGTAATTTCCATACAACCACAGATCCTCAAGATTTACCATACATTTTATAGAAGAGGGAATATGTATTAATTTGTTATCATATAGTGCTAATTTCCGACAATTGACCAAATTTTCAAAAATGTCTTCGTGAATGGAAGTAATATGATTTCTGAATAGGGATAATACCTCAATACTACGACATTTTGCAATTTCTTTAGGGAGTGATTCTAACATGTTGTTGTGTAACGAAAGACGCATCAAATTTGTTAAATTTCCGATATTTGCACTAATGGATGTCAAAGTATTGTTATGTAAGGATAACCATGTCAAAGAGCATAAATCAAATAATTCTTTAGGTAAATGTTCAAGTTTATTACTGTGTAATGAAAGTTTTTTCACCTTTTTCAGTTTGTTTATTTCAGGTGAAATTGTCGTCAATTTATTTCCATACAAATCTATCTCTTCTAGTTGCGTAAGGGCACAAAATTCATCTGGAATTGAAACTATAGCACAATCTCCGAGAGATATCTTTGTCAATGCTGTTGCAAAACAAATATTTTTTACATCTTTGATAAAGTTACTTTGCAAGTAAAGATGCTCAAGATTTGATGATAGTCTTGGAATATCTTCAAGTTTGTTATTATTCAACCACAAATACTTTAAATTAACAAGAAATTTAAACGTATCAGGTAAATATGTTAAACCATTGTTACAGAGCCACAATGAATTCAAGTTTTGTAAATGGCAAATTTCCTTTGGAACTTTTATAAGATTACAGTTATTTAAATACAACTCTGCGATACTGCCATTTTTGTCAAGTTCTACATGTTTGTTTCTTACAAGAAATTGTGGATTCTCCTTCTTGATTAAATTTAATATTGTAAAACTATGTCGCCTATTTGCTCTTTCGGTACTCATTATTGTGAAAATATAAAAATATTCAAAATATGAAATAAAATTTGAAAACACATATAAGAATTACAATAGGAGTGAAATACAACATGGCTTTCAATCTAGTTGTTGTTCTAACAAAGAATTACGCCATAAGATACGCTGATAAAATCCCTTGGGATAGTAAGCAATTTGTTGATTATTTTGACAACCTCACAAAAGATGGGATCATTGTGATGGGGAGAAAAACATTTGAAGGGCTTCCTTTGACCATGCGTCCTATTAAGGGACGACTTAATGTTATCCTCAGTACAGAATACCCAAAATATCAAGATCTTTCAAAACCAGAATTGGCATTTACCAATATTAACTTTTTAGATAACAAAATCATTCCAGAAAATAGTAATAAAGATATTTGGGTAGTCGGTGGTCGTCAGGTTTATGAAGCTCTAAGTAACAGATGCACAAATATATACATCATTTCGCTGGACAAGGCTGTTCCAAATCCTGATTTGCTCTTTGTTGATATTTTGCCACATTTTGAACTTGTTGACTATAGTAAAACATACATTTCAGATACTGAACAATGCAAATGTAGGATTCTAAAATATACACGCAATTTTGATTCCCCATGTATGAGAAATGAAAATCAGTACTTGATAGATCTACGAAAAATCCTTGAAACAGGAACCTCAAGAGATGATCGCACAGGTGTGGGGACTATCAGTTTATTTGGTGGCCAACAAAAATACGATGTCAGTAAATATTTACCTCTCCTGACAACTAAATTTGTACCTCTTAGAATCATTATCAAAGAACTGTTATGGTTTCTATGCGGTCATACTGATGCAAAGATCCTACAAAGTGAGGGAGTACATATCTGGGATGGAAATTCTAGTAGAGAGTTCCTCGATAAAAGGGGATTGACACATTATGAAATTGGTGAATTGGGACCGATTTACTCTCATCAATGGAGGCATTTTGGATCTGAATATACTAATTGTCATGCAGATTACGAAGGGAAAGGTTTTGATCAAATAGAATATATTTTAGACCTACTTGTGAATGATCCATTTAGTAGACGTATTATTATGTCTTCTTGGAATCCTACCGACATTGAAAAAATGGCTTTGCCCCCTTGTCATGTAATGTTTCAATTGTATGTTGAAGAGGATCCCAGTACAGGAAAACGATATATAAGTGGGCATTTGTACCAAAGATCCTCAGACTACTTTCTAGCGGCAAACTACAATCTTGTTTCATACACAATTCTCCTGTACATCTTGGCAAAAAAAGTAGGATATTATCCAAAAGACATGATCATGTCTTTTGGAGACCAACACATTTACAAAAACCATATAGATCAAGTCAAACTTCAATTGGCAAGAAATCCTCGTCCGCAACCAGTACTGGTATTGAGTGATCTCATTAAAGATAAATCTTGGAATGAAATCACAGTAGATGATTTTGAATTGATTGGATATATGCCATATCCTGCTATTAAAGCTGAAATGGCTGTTTAATTTTTATGTGTTTTTATCGTAGATATGAATTTCATTGAAACTATAAAAAAAATAAGTGTTGTAATCCTTGTAGAGTTGTATACTTTGGCATCCTTGTGGTTAGCCAGATTTGCTTCTCTGAGCGTCATACGGTATCATGAAAATGAAGAGGTTGATAAAAATAAGTATTATATGTATGTTTTAATGCATTTTGTTTTTCTATTGGGTTGCTTTATAGTTGTTTTCACATTCATAGTTGCATTTACTGCATTTTGCATACAACACGCTTTCTACAAGGATAAACAATTTATGGAATGCATAAATATTGTATGCACTTTTGTTGTTCATTACTTTAACAAAAAGGAAAAGGTTTTATGGATTGGACTTTTATTACTCCTTGTTATATCATTTGTGCTAAGCATAACATATATTGATATTGGGAACGATTTTGTAAATGGATATCATCAACAACAAATTGAAGTAAAAGAGGAACAAGATGAGGTAGAGGATAATGACACTATGAGTTCAGAAACAACAGGTATTGCATATGTATATAAACTTGTAGAGTTTATTTCGATGATCGATTTCACACTTATCCCATTATGTATTTTTATGGTTGCACTAAATTGAATATAAAGTGAAACATAGTTGCAGTAAAGTACATAATGAAAAATAGCCTGACGTTATTCTCTATATAAATTTGTTTTGACATTGATTTTGGAGGAGACACAAAATAAGAAAATATAAGTACAAACAATACTGACATGATGATGTGATTAAGTAGAACATGAAATCCATTTGATACTATTCCATATGCAAATATAAGATTTGAAATGTCTTTAACTTGTGCAGTACTTGCTTGAACTCCTTTGCCTCTTTCAGATGCTTCTAGAAGTGCGCCAATATCACCACGGATAACTTTCTTGAAAATATTTGAATCAAATGATAGAATTTTCAATATTAGGAAATATATTACAATGAGTATAACCAGAACGATAACAAGCCACAAAAATACAAACATGTAGATTTTAAAAACAATGCCCATATAAAATATTACATGATGTAACCAAGAATGCGAGTAGTGGACATATTTGCTCGCAATGTTTCGGTAATCAAACCATTGATTCAAAATGGTATACAATAATATTGCCCATATTATACCGAAACTACAACCTTGTTGAAACAAAGGCTCCTTGATAGCAATATCTGCCATGATTATAATAGCAAAACAAATTATATAATTTATTTAATTAACCATTGAGCATTTGTGTTTGTATTTTTATTATTCAATTTTGACTTTATGCCTTCAAAAACTCTCTTTAACGAGGATACGGAATCGTTTCCTTGAATACTGTCTATGTATTTAAGGATTTTGGTTTCAATTGTATTTTCAGAATTCATACTTATATATTTGAGATATTTACTTATATTATGAGAATTGTCACTGAGCAACTTAATACGAATGAAATCAAATTAAAAAATCCTACATCACTTGGTCATAAATTGATTTTCAATATCAAATACATGAATGACAATTGTATCTTTCAAACACCTGATATGATCATTCCCCACAGTCCGCTGAGGAACGAATCAGATAATAGTTTACAATTTGATTGCTGTAATGATAAATTTGTCGAACATTTAGATGATATTAGTACATACATTCTACAACGAATGCACAAGGCAAGGCCACATCTTTTGAAAAATAAAAAATATTTAAATAAAGTCAAGGACGGATCATTTGGAAAATTATTAAGATTGAAAATAAATAATGAATCAGATATTGAAATATTTGATCAATACAAAACTAGATTGAATGGTCTTTCAAGTATAACGTCGCATAAAAAAATACAAATGATATTATGGATAAAATGGTTTTGGGTTTCGCGAGATTACTATGGCATAGAATATTCTATAGTTCAACTAAAGATAACGATGCCTCCTTCTGAAAACCTTTTTCAAGAACATGATTCATTCACAAAATATAAGAAAATGCTTGCAATGAGAATTCCCCTTCAAGCCGTTGAACATAAGATGAAACTTGATGGGTGCTCTAATGATGATATTATCAAGTTTCAAGAAATGGCCAAACATGGACAAGTTCAAAAGACACCATCTAATCATTCTGCGGAATCTTCCACTCGTCCATCCTTCCTAGGTCAAATTGCTAGGGGTGAGTTTACCCTCAAAAAAGCAAATATTCAAGTGGATGAACAGGAGGAGAAAAAAAAGGCCATAATGATGAAAATGTCAAGGATTGTAGACATGAGTAAGAAAGTACCCACATTAGACGATATTTTAACAGCAAAGAGCAATTTGAGAAAAATATAAACGTAATATAATCATGAACAAAAATTTGATTATAGAACATAACAATAGAAACATATTTATCGTCCAAGTGTTTATTGGAGCAGGTTCTGTATTTGAAAGCAAAGGAGAACATGGTTTATCACATTTGCTTGAACATATGATGTTCAAAAGCAAGAAGAAAACAACTGTTGAGCAATTATTGATTGAAT